GAGAGATAGATAGTATAGATACACAAGGATTAACACCTGGTTGTTATTCAGATGTAATATCAGTATTAGAGAATAGTGATGACTATATTTTCAATATCATCTCTGCACCAGGATTAGCTTATAGACTAACCGGACACAGTACAGAAATCGACAGTATTATCTCATTAGCAGAAACTAGAGGAGATTGTATCTCAGTAATAGACTTAGTTGACTATTTGGTAACTGGAGAATCAACTGTAACAGGACAAGCAGCATTACTTAACAGTTCTTATGCAGCTTCTTACTGGCCATGGCTACAAACTCAGGCTGCTACAGGTAAAAACGAATGGGTACCAGCATCAGTTGTAATACCAGGAGTATATGCCTTTACAGATAATAGTTCAGCTCCATGGTTTGCACCAGCAGGATTAGTAAGAGGAGGAATTACTGGGGTAATTCAAGCACAAAAGAGATTAACAAGAACTCAAAGAGATACATTATACTCTAAGAAAGTTAATCCAATCGCTTCATTCCCAGGTCAAGGCATTTCAGTATTTGGACAGAAAACATTAGAAACTAAAGCTTCTGCTTTAGATAGAGTAAATGTAAGAAGATTATTAATCGAATTGAAGAAATTCATCGGTGATCAAGCAAGAAACTTAGTATTTGAACAAAATACAATTGCAACAAGAAATAGATTCTTAGCAACAGTTAATCCATACTTAGAATCAGTAGTACAGAGACAAGGTCTTTATTCTTACAGAGTAGTAATGGATGATTCAAATAACACTGCAGACGTAGTAGACAGAAATCAATTAATAGGTCAAATCTTTATTCAACCAGCTAAAACTGCTGAATTCATAGTACTAGACTTTACAATTGAGCCAACTGGAGCAACATTTGTAGGATAATTTTAAATTAAGATATTTATAATAAACAATAAATAAAATGGCAGTATTAGACCCGAACGAAATTATGTTTAGAGCCTTCGAACCGAAGGTACAAAATAGATTTATCATGTATATGGATAACATTCCATCCTTCATGGTAAAAACAGTATCAGCTCCTTCTTTTGAAGACGGAGAGGTAGTTCTTGACCACATTAACTCTTATAGAAAAATAAGAGGAAAAAGAACCTGGAATGATATGGATATGACACTATATGATCCAATCACACCATCCGGAGCTCAAGCAGTAATGGAATGGGCAAGACTATCTTACGAATCAGTAACTGGTCGTGCTGGATACTCAGACTTCTACAAAAAAGACTTAACTCTTAATGTACTAGGTCCTGTAGGAGATGTAGTATCAGAATGGATTGTTAAAGGTGCTTTCATCAAAACAATGTCTCAAGGAGACTTTGATTGGTCATCACCTGACGCAGTAGAGCTATCAATTACAGTAGCAATGGATTACTGCGTATTGAATTACTAATACAGCCTTAATTATAACATAAAGCTCGATTTATTTCGGGCTTTTGTTGTTTTAAAAAAGTATTCTTCGTATATTTATATTAAGAACTAGTTTTAATTAATAAGATTTATGGAACAAACACAAAAATTCCCAACGGAGATAGTAGATCTACCTTCTATGGGTAAACTCTATTCAAAAGAATCCCCATTATCTAGCGGTACAATAGAAATGAAGTATATGACTGCTAAAGAAGAGGATATACTAACTAATCAAAACTATATTGAAAAAGGTATAGTAATTGATAAATTGCTTAAAGCTCTTATAGTAGATAAGACTATTAACTATAATCAGCTTTTAGTAGGAGATAAAAATGCTCTATTAATAGCAGCACGTATATTAGGATACGGTAAAGATTATGAGTTTACTTATAATGGACTAACAGAGAAAGTAGACCTGTCCCTTCTAGATAATAAAAAGTTACATCCAGATATTGAAAAAGCATCTGAAAATGCTTTCAACTTTACCCTACCTACCACAGGACACGTTATTACATTTAAGTTACTTACACACGGAGATGAATCAGCAATAGATCAGGAAGTAAAAGGACTTAAAAAAATTAATAAAGAATCATCAGCTGAATTATCTACCAGACTAAAGCATATGATAACAGCTATTAACGGTGACGCAGAGAAAAAAACAGTTAGATCATTCGTTGATAATCAATTCTTAGCAAGAGACTCTAGAGCGTTTAGAAACTACCTTAGAGACTTTCAACCAGATGTAGACATGAAGTTCTACCCAGAGAATGGTCCAGAAGGGGGGATAGACATCCCAATTGGGGTTAATTTTCTTTGGCCTGACGCCGTCGTATAGATTATCGGTATTTACGCAAATTCATGAAATAGTATTCCACGGAAAAGGAGGGTTTGATTACGATACGGTATATAATATGCCCATATGGTTAAGAAACTTTACTTTTCAGAAATTACAAGACCATTTCGAAAAAGAAAAAGCTGAATACGATAAAATAAATAAGAAATCGCAGACAATGAAAGGCGGTAAAATAAAGAAACCATCCTACAGTACAAGGGCTCGTAAATAACGCGAGCCTTTACTATTTATAATAAACTCATCATATAAATGGCAGATATAAATGTAGATATGCAAAGACTGTTGCAGCAGTTAAAAGAGCTTGACGTTGCACCACGTCAAATAGAAGCTATAAGAAGAGCGTTTGATGGAACTGCTAAAGGAACCGAGGAATTTGCTGCTGCAGTCGAATTAGCTGAAGCTAAAATTGAAAATGCAAGAGGCGCCGCTGAAGCTCTAAATACTCCCTTTGCTAGCTTGCAAAAAATTCTACTAGAAAATGTAGCAGCATTAGATACACAGAACTCAGCAGTAGGTAAAGCAAAAGAGTTGCAAAAGAAAGTTTTAAGTGTTTCTAGAGAGCTTCTTTACGATAATCAAGGATTAGTTGATTTAAATAAAAGACAGTTAGAGAGTAAATTATCTACATTAGAAAAATCAAGAGAAGAGTTAGTACTCAACCAAGATTTAGCAAAATCGCAATTAGAAGCTTTAGAGAACTCAGATAAAGACATAAAAAACAAAGCTGAGAAGGTTAGGCTATTAAAGGAAGTTGTCGAGTATAACGCGAGAGAAGACGATGGACTTAAAGGTATTATAGAAAAAACAAAGGAGAGGTTAAACCTAGAAAGAGCAATAAACCAGAATATGGGTGTTGCCGGAGCTTTAGTAGGAGGTACAGGTGCATTAATGGAGAGACTAGGTATGAGATCTGGTATTTTCCACCAAGCTATGGAAGACGCCAACGAAGAAATGCGCGAAATGGGTAAGAGTATGGGAAAAAATGTTTCCTTTATGAATAAACTTAAAATAGCAGCAAAAGGTTTTTCAACTTTAGCAGATGGATTTGGACCTGCATTAAGAGACCCGACAGTTATAGTAGGTAAGATAGTATCTGCGTTCTTTGATGTAAATAAAGCACAAACAGAATTTATTCAGTTAACAGGTCAGTCAGCAGCCTCACTCGGTGGAGTAAATACCGAAGTAGCTGCTATGACGGATTTGCTGAAAACTGCAGCATCTTTTACTAAACAGACAGGATTAAATGCAGCCGCTATATTTACACCACAGCAGATAGGTCAAATAGCAGACGCTACAGAACTACTAGGCATTTCAGCTGAACAAGGAGTTAAGCTTGGAATGATAATGAAACAGACAGGTAAGTCTGCTAATGAAATAGGAGATGCTATATTCGCTAATGTTGACGCAGGGATAGCAAATAAGGTAGTATACGAAGATGTATTAAGCGCTTCTGATGACATAGTTGCTTCATCAGGTGGTAACGTAGAAGCATTAGGTAGAGCAGCATCTGCTGCTAGAAAACTTGGAATGGACTTATCTAAAGTAAATCAAATAGCTGACGGTTTACTGGACTTTGAATCATCAATTGAAAGTGAACTAGAAGCACAACTCCTTACAGGTAAGAATATTAACTTAAGTAAAGCAAGAGAATTAGCATTAAATAATGATCTTGAGGGAGTAGCAAAAGAATTAGAAAAAAACGGAGCATCGGCAGCAGAATTTGCTAAAATGAACCGTATCCAGCAACAGGCTCTAGCAAAAGCAATGGGAATGTCTAGGGAAGAACTGGGTAAGATGGTGTTAACCAAAGAAGCAATGGCTGATATGTCAGCCGATGAAATTGCAAACGCTAGAGGAATGACCTTAGAACAGTCTAAACAAATGGACATTCAAGCAAAAATCCAGAAATCTATGGATAGGTTAGCACAAGCATTTGCTCCAATACTTGAAGCAGTAGTGCCTATAGTAGAAACATTATTAACAATAATCAGGCCCATAGCAGCCGCAATCGGGTATCTTTTAAAGTTTAAAGCAGTATCTATTGCATTAACAGCAGTACTAAGTACAATAGCCGGTTTTTTCGCAGTTAAAAAAATAGCTAATTTTGTCGGTGTAGGAATAAAAGGATTTAATGCAATGCGTGCTTCTATGTCTGGAATGGGCGGAGGTTTAGAATCCTTAAAAGGATTATTTGGAAAAGCAGGGAAAAGCATAACAGACTCATTCAGTAAAGGGTTAGGAGATAAAACAAAAGTAGCTTTTGATAAAAGCATAAATCGATTTAGAGATCAAGCAACTGGCAAATTAGTATCTGCTGATAATGCAAAAAAATTAGGAGCTAAGATGCCTGACAGTTTAAAGAAAACTGGCGATACTGTAGGGGATTTAGGAAAGAAAACAAAAGACATAAAAGCCGATTCCGGAGCAGGCATCAGAGGATTTCTTAAAGGACTAGGAGATGGATTAGCATCTATCGGTAGACAGATAGGCGATGTTATAAAAGGTTCTATAGCTATAGGAGTAGCAGGAGTAGTTTTAGGCGGTTCATTCGCACTTGCTCTAAGGATGGTTAAAGATGTAGATCCGGCACAAATGCTTGCATTTGCAGGATCGTTAAGTATGTTAGGACTAACCTTAGCAGTATTAGGAAAAGTTGG